GAAGGTCGCATTAATGGTAATTTCATGATTGAAGTTGCTAAGTGTATGTGCCATCCTTTCGGATCGTCTAGCGGTGGTGTTGATATGGTATTCGGAAAGGCTCAAAAATGAAGCGCGAAAACGACTATACGCCAGACATGGATCGGATGATGAATCTTCTCCGACAGTATCTCAAGCTGAGTGAAGAATTCATCAAGCTCAATACCGAAGGTCAAGAAGCTGGGAAGAAGTGGTGGCATCCAACACAAATGCAAGATGAAGGTCTTGATCTTGCTACCAAGATTCTCGGAGTCGAGGATTCCCGTAGAGCTACAATGGACCCCATGTTGATTGAAGCTGTTCACTATAAGGTTCTGGTTTCTGCATTATCTGTCATTGTGGACATGTTGGATGTTCAGTGCTATATTGCACTTAAGGCTGGGAAGTCCGTCGAAGATGTCATCAGCAACATTTCTCCACCTTGAAGGAAATGAACAATGCGGCTTACAACCCATATCCTCTCGCGAGTATTGCGATCCAGTGTTGGACTCATGCAGAAAATGAGGTGTCTCGTGGCTGAGATTCAGATTAATGGTAATTCCTTCTCAGGGAATAACATCGTCATCAATAACGGACGTGTCATCATTGACGGAAAGGATGTCACGCCTGACCAGAAGGTCATTGACATTCAGGTTCACGGTGATTTGAACTCTCTGAAAGTTGATAGTTGTAATACCTGCCACGTCAACGGAGATGTTCATGGAGATGTCTCCAGCATGTCCGGAGATATTGACATTCAAGGATCTACCCACAATGTCAAATCTATGTCGGGAGACATTGAGATTGGGCATCATGTCACTGGAAATGCATCTTCCACTTCAGGTAACATTGATATTGGTGGTTCTCTCAATGGGAACGCAAGCACCATGTCGGGTAATATCAAGCATCGCTAAAATGGAACACAACTCTGCACACGTTACACTTCTGAATATCCAAGATTGTCTAGGTGTAGACGGGTTAATACATCATGGCGTACATTGGGAAGATAATGCACTGTGCGGAGTTGCCATTCAACGAAAAAAGTTCAAGCATGTTTCTGGAATGTATAATTGCTACGAGTGTGATCTGAAAATAGACGAATTGGTCGAAGCTGAAGATATTGAATTAAGGAGTACCAAAAATGTTTGACACTCACAAATCACATATTAAGAAAACATCTCATATTTGTAAATATGAAGTCTTCTATTATAATGGAACATCCTCGTCTGAAGGAAAAACTCCAGAATACGTTGTAGAAGGCGCACACGAACCTAATTCTTCAATGAATGCTGATCGCATGAACCAATGGGATCATGAGAAATACAGCCAATCCAAAATCAAGGTTTTCGGGAATGTTAGTGACTATTTCGAAGGTCGAACTTTGGAGCAAATCGAGAAATTCATTTGCGAGTATCTCGGCAAGGACGTTGAATTGTATAGCATGATTATCTCTGAAAACGTGTCTTCCGGGTACCCTGTTTATTGTTTCCGTTTCTTCGATCCAACTAAAGGATAAAAATGAAGTTGCTCGCATTCGCACTAGCCGCATCGCTATTGTCGGCTTCCACTTACAATAGGTCTGACTGGATTAGTGCTTCTCAGTGGAAGAAGACTCGGCAAAAGATCCTAGTGAGAGATCAGGTGGATGGTCACTGGGTCTGCAAATACTCCGGAGCCTTGATTGAAAGTAGTCGCAAGGTTGACATCGACCATGTAATTCCACTAAAATATGCCAATGAACACGGGGGAAATCAATTCTCTCCCGATAAGAAACGTCGATTTGCAAACGATGATTCTAATCTAGTTTCCACTTCAGCCCATGAGAATCGCTCTAAGGGTGACGACGGACTATCTCAGTATCTACCAGCTAAGAATACCTGCTGGTATTACAGGCATTGGGATTACATGTCCCGGAAGTATGGCATTAAGCTGAAAGGTGCTGACGCTAGTATTCTCGCAAAGGGATTGGCTCCCTGCCCTGCTAAATAAAAGGTAGACACATGACCTGTATAGTCGCGATCAAGAAAGAAAACTCTATTCTACTTGGCGGAGATTCAGCCGCTAGTGGGAATAACCGAATCGTTCAGCGCAAGGATAAGAAAGTATTCAAGCGCAGAGGGATCGGTTTTGGATTCTCAGGTTCTTTTAGAATTGGACAGTTGATTAAATACCAACTCAAAATACCTAAAAGACCTGCTAATATGTATAATGAAGAATACGTGTTTAATTGCCTATTAGGTGAAATAATAAAACTCCTGAAAGCAAATAGACTTGTTAAGAAGAATATGATGGAGTGTAATCTACTAATCGCATATTCAGGTCAAGTGTATAAAGTAGATACAGACTTTCAGATTGAATTAGTAGAAGATAATTATGCGGCAATTGGAGATGGAGAAGATGTCGCACTTGGCGCACTATTCGCATTGAAAGAGTCAGAACTGTCTGCGAATGACAAAGCTGAAATAGCCTTGAAAGCCTCCAGTAAGTATTGCACTACTGTTTCCGAGCCTTTCAACTACATCGAAGTTTAGGTTGACTGTATAGAATAATTGACGTATCTTCTAGTACGGAGGTACTCACATGAATCGACTCAGGCTCACATGGAATATTCTCAAGCAGGCTTGGGCGATGCTCACTCATCGCTGTTCCAAGGACTGTACTGAACACGACCATCTCGGATATTGCTTCCGAGAATGCAATGTCTGCAACCGTTGTTGGGAGCAATAATATGAAACTCTATCAAATCTACATCTACAACAATTACGAGGACCGTGAAGCCAAGGAGACGATTGCGATTGCGACGACTCCTGAGAATCGCGATGAAATCGTTGAGATCTTCAATCGCTACGTAAGCATGTTTCCTAACCTCAACGAGAAGTGGCGTGAAATTCTCACTCGTCGCAGTGCGGCAATTCACGAATCTGTCGAGTTGTTTCCGAAGCCGAAACCAACCCGCCATCCGCTTCAGGCGGCAATTACCTCCACGGTAGAATTGATTCAGTATCGCAAGGAACAACTCGAAAAGGGAAATGTCGAACAGGCACAGGCCGTTCTTGACGAGATCAACGAAATCAATGAGCGGAATTATCGTATCAATAGGTACAATCAAGGACTCACCGAAGAATACCAAGCAACTTGCGACGAAAACGATAGGAATCGAGACAAATACGTCTATTCCAAGCTGACCGAGCAGGAACATGAATTCCTGCGAGAAGTACAGAACATGCCCTTTAGCGATATTGGGATTGGCTGGGACGAAATCGAATCCGATACTTTTTTCACGGCTCCACATTTCGAGCATCTGGTGAATAAGCTGGCTCTGAGCCTGCATAATCTCGGAAAGGCTTAATCATGGGAATCAATGTTAAGCCAGCATATGATTTGCTGGATGTGTGTTTCGGTGAACAGGTCAAAGTACCTCTCACCGACAACTTCTCTCTTTGTGCGTGGAAGGTCAATGATGATCTGTACATTGACCATGTAATCGGCAGACAGACTCTGAGATTGTACGCATTCAACAAGAAATTCAGAATGCATGCAGATTCCAGTCAAACTTCGACACAATCTGTAATCCTTGCAGAAGCTCCAATTGCGCAGGTCAATGAATTCATTGAGCGTGTTCTCATGATCCGGTCTGCACTTGAAGGATTTCCTCCAAGACATCCGGTTGACAAGTAGTATTTACTGTCGTATCGAGAGAAGTTGAAAATGTAAATCGCACACGCATGGGATAAATACTCCTATGCGGATATACAAAACAACCAACACAGTAAACAACAAAATCTATATTGGACAGACAACATTAACAAGCAATGTCGATTACCTTGGTTCAGGTAACCTAATTAAGGCGGCAATTAGAAAATATGGAAGAAAGGCATTCGTCAATGAAACAATAGAAGAATGTAAAACCCAAGACGAACTCAACGAACGAGAAAAGTATTGGATTGCATATTACAATTCAACTGACATGCGAATTGGCTATAACTTATCTAAGGGCGGAGAATTTACTGATCCTAGTAAGTATCGTGGTGCGGCTTCATATCTAATGAGAATGAGCGAAGAAGAAAGAGAAGCGCACTTAAACAAATATAGAAGAGGCGAAAATTTCTGGAAATCAAAAGGAATATTTACCGAAGAAGATAAACAGAAATACCTAAATGAACGATACCCGATGCTTGATTGGAGGAATAGATTTGAAAGTCGAGAGGAATATCGAGCTTGGGTCAAAACCACTAATAGGGGCGCAAACCTCAAGACTGAAGAACATCGTGAATCTATGAAGGGGAAAAATAACCCTATTTTCAGAGGAAAGAGCGCGGCAGAAATAGAACAATGGTTAAACGAAAATAGAAGAGGCGAAAATTCCACCAGCGCCAAATACGAATATACGCTAGAACTGTCAGATGGCTCAATTATTAAGACTAGATGCCTCTCCGCTACATGTAAAGAATATGGATTCAATTTACATGTATTGCGGAAATTAATGGAATTGGATGAGGGGCTTAGATCTGAATATGTTCCGAGGGAAAAAGAATATCATGGCTGGAAGGTTTCTAAGAAAAAACTTAGTTGACATCCGACGGATGCTCGCGTATCTTATCAGTACACCACCAACAAGGAGAACATCATGGCTCACCTCATTGAAAAGACGGGAAAGCATTTTGCAAATGGTTCCGTCTATCTACTCTACACTGAAGATGGATTTCCAATCGAAACAACTGATACGTTCTTGCCTTTCTACACGAAGGATGCCATAGGAAGGAAGCAAAACTTCCTCGACAATGGAGATCTCGGAAGCCGAGATGAACGATGGATGATTGGAGTATCGGTAGGAAGTGGATGTCCAGTTCGTTGCAAATTTTGTGCAACTGGGAATCTCAAAAAGTTCCGCAATCTCACGGCTGAAGAGATTGTTGCTCAAGTTGAATTTGTTCTGGCGAAAAATCCTGATCGAGATCCTTCGAATTCGATGGAATTTAAGATCAATTGGACTCGAATGTCTGATCCTTTCTTGAATATTGAGAATGTTCGATTGGCGATTGCAAAGATTTCTGAAAAGTATCCCAATACTCACCACTACATCTCCACCATTGGAGTCAAGGATGCGGACTATTCGTGGATCAAGGGGAATATCACTCTTCAGGTTTCGCTCCATTCGCTCGAAAATGATCGTCGCAATGATCTGATTCCCTTCAAGAATAAGGTGACAATCGAAGAACTTGGACAGATTCGCACTCAGTCGAATCTCAAGACCACTATCAACATGACGCTGGTGGACGAGGCCGATTTCGACATTGAGAAGCTCAAGGCGTATTTCGATCCGAAGTTCTTTTTTGTAAAACTGAGTCCGCTAAATTGCAATAATATCGCAAATTCGAATGGAATTGAAACTGGAATTATTGAGGCTCACAATCTTGTCTAACAATAATGACGTGAATCCTTGGATCAAGTTCATTCTAGTTTTGCTAGTTGGCTTGATCCTAATTCTCAGCGGATACTCTCCGCACAACCACAATCTTCCATAACTAGGAGGACTACCATGGATCTGGACTCTCTGAATTTCTACATCGCGGCACTATCGACGCATCGGAAGGCAGGAAAGCCGGATTCCGTATTCCTCGAAAAGCTCAAGAATCTCTATCTTCTCGATCAGGTGACAGTTGAAGTCTACGAGATGATAGTAGAGATCGTCA